GAGGAAACGACTTATAAAGTCCGAAAGCTACGGTAATATCGTATAATTTACCAGTATCTATCATAAATACATTACTTTTTTTTGCCTCAAAAATCAACTGTTCATCCTATGATTCAGATGAAACATCTGGTAATTTAGCCACTTTTATATTGACACTTCTAGATATGTCTTCTTGCTTTGTGTCAGTGCTTGGATTATTGACATCGTCCTCGGCTTCTTTGTCAGACTTATATTCAACGTTTGTTTTAAGGTTTTTGACTGTTACTTCAGTCTCAATCTCAACGTCTTTTATAACTTTGCCATTAACCATTGCGTCGGTCTTGCCTTTTTCTACGAAAGATACCATTTTTACCTCCTTAATCTCTGCTTATTTCTAATATTGAAACAACCACATGTAATCTGTTAGCGGTTGCAGCTTGTGCCTTCAACACTTCACTTTCTAGAAGGACCAAAGGCTGTGTTAATAATTCGTTAGTAGCTTTTGCAGATATAGCTTTCTCTTTGAACAAACTAAATACTGCGTCTGCCGCATCTGTGATTGTCAAAGTAACTGTGTCTGCATTGTTACTATCTTCCGAAACTAGAATAGATTTTATAATCGCTCTTGAATTACTAGGAGCTGTATAAATTGTAGTATTGTTAGTAGTTGTTAAATCTACTTTTGCATTTTTATATATATTAGCCACTTACAAACCAAGAGAATCGCTCTTGCTCCTGTTTAATTTCATCTAGATAAGTAGAGTTTAATTGCTCGATAATTGTAGTTATAGATCTATTTATCTGTTTTTGGTTAGAGGTATCGTATTCTTCTTTTGGTTCTGGTATTTTAACATTTATTTTTGCCATTATCTGCCTCCGTCTGCTTGCACATCTAAACTGAAAGTTCCAAATCTCCAGCTTTGATCAATGTCATCATTTTCTATTTTAATATTTATATATCGACCACGAGCTCTTGTGTCTTTTTTAGTTGTATCCGATGTAATCGAGAAAGGACTTAAACCTGTTGATGAGTCGTCTTGTGACGGAAAACGTTTCACGGCCAACGTTACTTTAGCCGTGCCCACTAGTGATTTAAAATCTGGTATGAAACGACGAACAGATAAGAAACGATCTCCTTCTGTGCCTTGACCTTCTAAATCAAAGTCATAAGACTTTACAAAAGAGCTAATCGCGGTGCTCGATCCATCAGTATTGATTTGATTATTACCGATTTCATGTTCAAAATAAGTTGTACCACCTAGTCCGGTAACACCTTGTATTGTTGGAAAAGTTCCTGTGTCACTAGATGAATAAGATGTTGCATAAGGTTTAGGATATATTTTAGCGTCCATCCACGAAGTACGACCTTCTGTGCTAGTATACCAAATACCACCAGGAACCTGTGATCCCATGGACTCTAAGTAATTGTATGCAACTAATCTATCATTAAAACTCTCACCTGATGAAGGATACCACCAAATAATCTCTGTAAACAGATTGTTAACACCCGCAGTAATTTGCTGTCCTTTGGTTAAATCAATATCGTCATAAACAAAGTCTTCAACAGAACAAGGTAATGATTTGACTGTACCATCAAAGAGAAAGAATCCATTGTTACTCATCCAATAGGCAACACCATCTACTTCGACAGCAGCATTCTTACCGATTAAACCACAGTTTGTACCGACTTGCTCAAAGCCAAATGTAAAAGGTGCACCAATAAACTTCATGGTATACAAAGCTGTATCAGTCCATATTAAGATTGTTTCTTTTGCTTTGAGAGCTCCAATAATTTTAGTGCCGTCCTGTAATCTCTGTGTGCCTGCAGCATTAACAGCAGAAGGTGCAAAAGTATTGATGTCTTCTTGGTCTGAGAATCTGATAAACATATCATCCTGTGTGCTAGTTGTTCCTATTGTTGTCTCTGTTCCAAAGTGTATTAAATGCCTTGTAGTAGGTGATATCAGTGTAGCTCTTGATGCAGTTGGATTATTAGAAGTAGAAAAACTAGAAGTGCTTGTTGATGCTCTATTAGATGTTGCGCTTGTAGCTCCTGCGTTCCATGTAAAAGTTTTTCCGTTTGCAACAGTAGCGACTAACACTTGACCGAAGTTATCTAGGGACCAAAGACCTGGTTCTAGTTCTACTTGATCTGCTTTGACAGCCACGCCCCAACCACCAAAGTCTGATGCGTCGGTTGCTGTAGCGCCATTACTATGTGTTGCTGCGGTGCTTCCAGATGCTCCTCTTGTACAACCAGTTAGGTCATTAGATGATTTACCAGAATATGAAATAAGTTCTGAGTCTACCAAGATAGTGCCTGAGCTAGGAAAATCAGAGGCATCTGTTAATGTGATAGTTGTTTCTGATGCGTCTAACTCTTCATTGACTGTTGTTGCTGTTGCAGAATCAACAGTGCCACCCCAGTTACCAACACCCCAACCATAACCATATGTTTGCTCTCTTGGACCAACGGTTTCGTAAAACTTACATGTCATTGATCCACCTGTAGAAATTGTGGCTGTAGCAGCGGCAGTTGATGTGATTGTAAAAGTTGTTGTGCTAGGAGCTGTGATTATTTGAAACTTAACGTCTTCAAAATTAGATGCACTAAGACCTGTGCCACCAGGTAAAGTAACACTATCTAATTGTACAATGTCACCGGCTTTTGCTCCATGAGCAGAGCTTGTTGTAATTGTAACAGAGGTTGATGTGTTTGTGGTTGCCATCGTCGATGATGTCAAAGAACTTCTTATCGGTGTGATATCAAAAAGTTGACCTTCAAAGTATAACAATAAGAACTTATCCGTTCCGAGGGCCACGTACCTATTGCCGTCTAAATCTGTAAACGGATGTTGGTTTCTTACAACACCTACTATCTTATCTGTTAGAAGAGAGGACCAACCCCCTACCTTTTCAGGCAGTCCATATCGAAAGCGCACATTATTAGAATCTACAAAACGACGTTCTGCACCTTTAGTGGTGTCTTGTTTGTCTATGCCAGGTAGAAAGTCTAAGGTAATGAGAGCCATTTACTCTCCTTAGATTTTATCTTTGTACGCCCAACCACGAGTCGCGTTTAAGAAAACTAGTGTAAATGCAGAGCCATTTGTTGATACGACTAGATTAGATGCGGCCCCCAATATGTTAGAACCGTTTCTTGCGATTGTTAAATTGTTAGAACCAAAAGAACCTTTCGCATCGATAAAGGTAACTTCATTACCTACGCTAGGAGATGATGGTAGTGTTACTTGTCTAGCCGCGGCGCTCGTGTCTATAATCAATTGATCGTTGTTGACGGCTGTGTAGTTTCTGTCGATAGAGTGATAACCTTTTTCCACTGACAGTTGAACGATGTTTGTGCCATCAGAATAGACAACCATCTTTGAAGCCACTGGCATTGTTACACCTGTGCCAGATGCTGTCTTAAAAGTTAAGGTGTAATCACTTGTGCTTCTTGATGTTCCGTCTTCTATCAAATACATCTTCTCTATAGAGTCAGGGACAGTGACACTTCTATTACCAGCTAGAGTGCCGGTAAACTTTATAATCATATTTCGTCCATTAGACGAAGAGCCATTATCAATCGTTAAGGTTTGATCTGAAGATGCGACGTTTAAAGATAAGTAGCCACCTACAGCTTCTTCTACCAATTGTAGGTTGGTATTAGTTGTAGCGCCCCATAAACCTGCTTTTTCACCTGTGGTGATTAATTCAAATTTTTGTGATGTTGAAAATGTTGATGCCATAGTGCCTCCAAATTTATATTATGTTTCCACGTTTGTCCATGTTTGACTTGCATTTACGTTAATATCGTTCCAAGTAACAACACCTGGTCCGTTGACCGAGGATGTCAATAGGTTAGTGCCTAAAACCTCTACTGCTTTAGCCACGATGGTTACAGATCCCACTCCTACGGTTCCTGCTAGATTGGTGCTAACAGATACATCTGCAGCTGCCTTTGGTGTCATAGAACCGAGGCTTGATGTAAGACCATTGCCGCTGAGAGTTACATTGGCCGCTCCAACAAAAGTCAGATCACCAATAGAGATGTTATTTACGTTGGTCCCTAAAGTAACATCAGCGTTAGCCGAAATAGTAGCGATGTCACCTAAACTTATTGTAGCCTGGATACCTTCTAGGTTTACCGGTTGATGAGTAGATTCACCAAAAGCAAATTCACCAAAAGGAGATATACCAAACATTCTACCTTGCCGTTGCTGGCACCCCTTTACTACTTACAAACGGATGTTCTGCAAATGCCATGTAGACAAAACTGTGATCAGTGCCACCATTAAAATCTCCATAACTTGACCTCGCTTTAAATCCATTACTTAAAAAATCTACTTCATTTCTTCCAGAAGTTACATCAGCAGCGTTGGTATCAGCTTCTAAGAAAGTATCAATTACATTATTAGTTTCTCTTGCACTATCAAATATAATAAAACTGTGATTAGCATGAGACTGAGTTGTATTTTTAACCATAAGCCATCTCGGTGTAAAACCTAAATAAACGAAGGTACCATCACTACTATTATTACCAATAAAAGAACCAAACTTTGAGTAGCCTTGTTTTTCTGCAAAACAATAAGCGACATAGGTATCACTACTTGCATTAACATTTCCTCCATTACCTAAATTTAAAACTGTACTTGATGGGTCAGCAGTTAAATAATCATCATAACTACCACCTTCTTTCGCATTACTACTATTTAATATTAAATTATATGGATATGTAGATGTTCCTAAAGCAGTATGCCCTACAATCCAACCATCTGCTCTAGTTCTTGCTTTTATGATATACCATTTTGGAGCAACACCTAATCCGTGTCCAACACTTGCATCACTTCCTGTTCCTGTATAAGTCACGATACTAAACCCCGCAGTAGTATTGGCTTGAACTGTTGAGGTAATATCTCCATCTGTATTAGATGAGGTAGTTCCACCGTTGGCTTTCCACTGCCATGCTACATAAGTATCACTATTTCCATTTACACTAGTTCCATCACCTAAAGAAAAACCATCAGTATTAAAAGCTGTTAAACTATTAGATTGTGTGCTCTCTGCATCAGTATTATTAGAGAACATTCTTTTAGTTGCACCTCTAGAACTATCAAAGATTCTATGAGAAACAGCATTATTTCTTTCTTTAATCCATACCCAATCAGGTTTTAAATCAGAATTACCAGTATTAGTTATAGACCTACTCGCTTCATTACCTGTATATAAGGCTATCTGAAAATATTCTGAAGGGTCGTCTATTGTTGTATAAGCCATTATCCAAACTCCGCTAATCTTTTAGTACATACTGCATAAAATCCTGATGGCACTGCATATTCAAAGTTACCATATTTACCATCTGTGTTGCCACTTGATATTGTGTGAATTGGATTACCAAAATTTACTTGCATTGTTCCACTATTGGAAGCTGTATCATTTCCAACAGTAAATCCATAAGTATAACCACTAGGTATAGCTTGACCCCCTGAATTTCCTGCGGGGTCTCCAGATTGTACATAGGTTCCATTTTTATGAAAATAAACTTTATTATTATCTATATCTAAAGCACAACCAACAATATCATTTTGTGAAAATGTACCATGCCCTGTAGTTTGACCATCATTTATTCTTACTGAACCTCTTGATGTGTATATAGCACCTGTTGAGGCATATCCACCATAAGGGTTAGTTGTGCTATCAGATGCATAGTTATCAGGAGAATGTACTCCAATAAAAGAATCAGTATCAGAAGTTGTAATTTTCATTTCAAAATACCATTTACCCGATGAAGCTGCTTGAGTAGAATATACTTGAGGATATCTTTGATAATTAGCATCAACATACGATGTTGTGATTTGTAAATTACCCTCAGCAAAAGTAGCAGCACCTCCTTGTTGTCTGTCACTTTCTAAAGGATTCATGGTAGCAAAATTATTAGTAGGTGTATCTTCTGTTATATCTGTAGCTGTAATATTAGTTACTGCAAAATGATTATCATTACCAGATGTATCTGCACCTATACCGCTAGAGTTTTGACTTGTTCCTGTTTGTTTGAACTCTAAAAAGAAACCATTATTGCCATAGCTTCCTGTAAATTTTTTAGGAATCCAAACTCCGTTATCATTTGTTTCACCAAAATTATCAGCATCATATGCAGTTCCATCTATGTAGTGTGTTTCTGCCATGTATCCATCAAAATGTCCTGCATAACCTCCCGCATCATATGCTCCTAAAACGGCAGTCTGAGAACTGACGGTAAAAGTATAGTCTTGACTTGGATAACTCGCAGTTCCAAATGATGTTAATTGTGTGCCGTTAACATAAAATTTCATTCTATTAGCGGCTGTTCCTTGAGTAGTATCCACTTCAACTACAAAATGATACCATGCAGATTCATCTCTAAAAACTGCATTGCTTATTACATTAGAATCTGCTGCTCCTGTTGTTACAAATTGAAATTTTTGGTCATTAAAATTTAATAAAAAACAATCAGTTCCTGCATTTAAGGAGCCACTTGTAAGCCAAGCAAATTGTCCAGACGATGCAACATTTTGTTTAATCCAAGTTGAATATGTAAATTTTGTTTCGTTAGTTGCGGTGCCGGTTGTTCTAGTTAATCTAGGACTATCTCCAGGATTAAACCTAAGAGAGTTACTTATCTCATAACCCTTAGATTCATTTCCTCCTGCTATAGGAAATACCATGTTACACTACCTCGTCTGGAAACTCGCCTAGTGGTCTTGTAAATACAGGGTCTTCTTTTGTTCCTGTGTTTGTATATGTTAATAAAGTTATCAATGCGTCTATATCTGAACATCCGTCTATGGATGTTTCCATAGCATTGACTTTTGTTCTTACTGCTGCTCTGTATGTTTTAATATTATCAGGTACAGAATAAGAATCTACATCTGCAGCTTTGATAACATACCAATCTGTTTTAGCTAGTAGTCCTGCAGCTTCTGCATTAAATTGATTTTTGTATTTTGTTTTAAGACCATAGTTAATCATTTGATTACCATCAGCATCTTTTATTTTATTACCATCCTCATCTACGGCATCTTCATCTGCTAGTTTTTTAGCAGTTGCCGTTCCATAGCTACCTGTTACTTTACCACTACCAAATGCATAAGTAATATCTGTATTAATATAAAATTCTTCATCTTTTCTATTAGTGTTATCTATTTCTACAGTATAGATACCGATAGCATTTCTTTCTGCTTCGGTCCATAAAGTATAAATACTAGACGGATATTGATTATCTCCTATTGTAATTCCTTTGTTGCCTTTGGGGAACTGTGTAATTTTTCCTGATTCTACTAATGCAAACATATTTACTCCTATGATAATGTTAGGTTAAGATTTCTACCTACCTCTAAAAACTTTGAACCATTGTATCTAAATACAAATAAATCACCTTTACTCGCAGTGGTTGTTAGTGTGGGTGCAGTGTCTTCGGTAAACTCATAGACAGCATTAAATGTTACTGTTCTTGAGCCTGTGCCATCTTGAATAATTAATAAAGATACAAACTGTCCTGTCTGTGCATTGGTTGCTGCAGCTAGTGTTCTATTACCCCCTAGAGTAACTTTAGCGACAGGTGATGTTGATACATCCCAGTTAACTGTAGCACCATCTGTTAGTGTTGCTTCTGCATTATATGCACCTACATTAAACTTTGCATTGGCTGAAGACAGTACAAATCTATCTGTACCACCAGTCTTAAAATCTATTTGATCATCTGTATCTGCTGTAATACTTGTATCACCATCGACATCTAAAATTAACTCATCACCATTGATGTCTCTGTTCATTGGTCCACCTACTGCACCAGATATTTCTACAATAAAGATTGATGCTCCACTTGCAGGTGCTGTGGTAAATGTAATCTGTGTTCCGCCTGTAGCTAGTGTATAGTCTGTTCCGGGTTTTTGAATCACACCATCATGAGATACTAATAGCTGTGCAGGAGAGCCTACTTGTGTTCCTAGATTAAAGGTTGTGTTAGAACCATTGTAAGTATTACCGCTTGTGTCTAAGACAGTAAAGGTTCCGTTTTTAATTGATTGTCCTATGTATGCCATTATGCTTTTTCTCCATACAATGTAAATTTTCCAGATTCAATATTACCACTAGAACTTGCTAATCTCATGTAATTAAACGCAGCATTGTATTCAAATACTGCACCTCCAGAAATTATGTAAAAATCACTACCACCACCATGACGAAATATATGACGAAAGTCTGCATATTTATATCCTGTGCTTGTTAAACCATTTATTAAAATAGTTCCTGCACAGCCATCTGCACCATCATCTTGATAACCAAGAACTATTGTTCCATTATTAGAGCCTGATGCTTGTTCAGGACCTGAAGCAGAACTCGAAAGGTTATTGTAATCTTGTCCTTTTTTTGTGTTGCCTAAAAAATTAGAACCATTATCAGTAGACAACATAAGATTTAATGTAGTTTGATCAGTTTCGGGAACAACTCTACTATATTTAAGAACATAATTTACGAAAGAAGATGTTATAATTGAATTATCAAAATTAACAGTTGCACTGTCACTTGCATCTACTGTAGCTAATTTGACAAGGTCTGTACCTGTCACTGTGCCTGTGAAGGCAAAGCTATCACTTAAATCTATACCTGATGAGGCTACTGTTGTTTTACTCACTTATCTCTCCTATGGTTTAGTAGGCCAAGTTGCGTTCTCGCACTTCTCTACTGTATCTTTTCCCGCAGGTAAATCTCTTAGGTTCTGTCGATATGTTTTCATATCGTCACTAAGAGTATTATCTGATAAAGCTAGATAATCTGTTTCTGCTAATAATCTGTTTCTTTTACTTCTTAATTGAGCCAAGGCTCTAGCAGGAGCTGCATCAGCCCATGCTTTCTCTTCTGCGTCCCTGGCGGTCTCTTCTTCCGCTGTAAACTGAACCTTAACTCCATTTATATTATGATATCTTGGCATTTTTTTACTCCTTTCCCTTTATATCAATTTTTCTAGTTAATTCCATACATTTCTATGGTTCCTGAGTCTATCGTACCCGAAGACATTGTAAATTGTACTGCATTTACTGCACTAGTAGTATTTCCATATCCTGAGCCTGTAGTATTAAAAACTGCAAAATCACCATTTGATAAAGTAGCAGTTTGTATTAATACATGCTTAACAAAAGTGGTTGAACTTGGGTCAAATAAAAACATTTGACCACACATATTTGCATCATTAGCATTAGATATGTCATCACCTATAAATTGTGTTCCAGTGCCTTGTGCTAAGTCAGTTCCTGTTTCATATGCTAAAGCTGCAGTGTTACCCGCCTCATTATGATAAGCCTTAAAACTATGAGTAGTTTTTGCCACATTATAGTTAGAGCCTCCATCCACTGATAAGTTATACTGTAGTCTCGTTGCATTATTAGACGGATGTATGTTAATAAATCTAAACTTATAAATGTTATATGTGCTATCTATATTACTTGTAAAATCTAATGAGCTACTACTAGAAGCTGTTAATGTAGCTAGTTTTGTTTCTTCATAATCTATCGTTGATATAGAGTTAGTCCCTGTAAAAGCATAATTAGCAGTTAAGTCCATGGATGCAGGTTGTATCTTACTTAATGCCATACAATGCTATCCTCCCTGAATCCATATTTCCTGCACTTAATTTAAATCGTATTGCATTTATAGCACTTGTAGTATTAAAATAACCTGCGGTCCATCTTTCAACCGAAATATCTGATGGATGATATACATTAGTTCTCACCATAAAATTCTTTACAAAAGTTGTGCTACTTGGGTTAAACAACCACATTTCACCACTGACACATTCATCATTACCATTACCTACAGTAGCAGAAATTATTTGAAAGCTACTGCCTTGTGCTTGGTCCGCAGAAGCTGTATATCCTATTTCGGCATTTGTAGAATCGTCTTCACTATGAGCAGATTGAAAAACAGTTGAGGTTATATTATTAGCATAATCACCATCACTAGATGATGCACCTTGTGTGCTTCCTTGAAAAACTAAATCACCGGTGCTTCCACTAGCATGAATATTTATAAACTTAAAATAATATGTTTTATAAGTATTATCTAAAACCACACTATTTGAACCATCAATAAAGGTTCTTGTTGTACTACCACTAGCATCCAAATTTTTAATTAAAAATAATTTTTGTGTAGATGTTGCTCCAGTCACTGTGCCTGTTAAAGCATAATTATCTGTTAGGTCAAAAGAGTTTGCTGCTAATTTACTAAGTGCCACTATACTACTCCAAATAAATCTATTGTTCCGCCTTGTATTTCACCAGAGGACATTTTAAATTGAACTGCGTTAATTGCTGATGTAGTGTTAAAATATCCTGTTACAAACATTTGATTACAACCATTACTTGCAAAATTATGACAAGCCGTGCTTACAAAATGTTTTACAAAAGTTGTAGAACTAGGATTATACAATCTCATAAAACCACTTATCCCTTGGTCATTATCATTTCCAGTTCCGTATATAATGTGTTGAAAATCTGTAGACTGTGCTAAATCTTCATTTGCATTATAACCAAACTGAGTAAAACTATCAGCTTCATCATGCCCTGTTCTAAATAAAGTAGTGGTTTTTGTTACATTATAATTAGAACCACCATCAGCACTTCCATTAAAATTAAAATCTACTGAATCTGTTTCAGGATGTATATTATTAAACACAAACAAATATTCTTTGTATGTAGAATCTATACCACTAGTAAAACTTGCAGTAGAATCAGAGCCATCAGAAGTAAATGTGCTGATTAATACTAAAGGTGTATCATCAAATCCTGTGACTGTGCCACTAAATCCAAATGTACCTGCAAGATTTAAGCTATTGGCTTTTATCTTGGATAGTGATGTAGAGGCTGTTGCCATTATCTTACCCCTTTATCTAATTAACCATTCTTCTACAGTGTCAGAAATATCTCTCATCTTTAGCCATCTGTCTCCTGTAGGT